GCACGGTAGTCACGCAAGAAGATTCGTTGAAGATCGGAACCGTGTATGCGTGTGTCCGACTTATCGCCGACTCTATCTCAACTCTGCCAGTCGACACCTACATCCGTGTCGACGGCGACCGCCGACCATATCGACCACGACCTGAATGGTTGGATATGCCTGAGATCGGTGTGTCACGCACCGACCACTTCCAGCAGGTGCTTGTCTCGATGCTGTTGAATGGTAACTCGTTCACACGCATCATTCGTGACGATGCCGGTGTTGCTGGTTTGGCTGTGTTGAATCCGTTGAAAGTTGAAGTGAAGCGCGACGAGTCACGCCGACTTATTTATGTTTACGACAATCAGTACATCATTGAGCATGATGACATGATTCATCTGTCCGAGTTGCGTTTACCTGGTGATTTGCGTGGCCGTTCACGCATCGAACTTGTCAAAGAAAATCTTGGTTTGTCGAAGGCTCTTGAGGAGTTCGCTGCAAGGTTCTTCGGTCAAGGTTCGCACACTTCTGGCATCATCGAGTTTCCAGGCAACCTGACCCGCGAACAAGCGAAGTCGCTTGTTGACGGATTCGAAGAAGGTCACAAAGGTTTGCGACGCTCACATCGACCAGGCATCCTGTTCGGCGGTGCGAAGTACACGACAACTTCGGTCGCACCAGACGACTCACAGTTCCTACAATCACGACAGTTCGCAGTCGAAGAGATTCTTCGCGCGTTCCGTGTACCACCATCGATGGCTGGTGTCATCCAGTCAGGTGCGCAAGCATACGCATCGGTCGAGATGAACGGCATTCACTTTGTGATGCACACACTCCGACCGTATGTCACCAAGATCGAAGACGGCTACTCAAACAAACTTCTCACCAACGGTGCGTTCATGAAGTTCAACCTTGACGGTTTGATGCGCGGCGACTTCGGTTCGCGTGTCGCAGGATACTCATCAGGTCTGCAAGCTGGTTGGCTGTCAATCAACGATGTGCGACGCTTCGAAGATCTCCGACCAGCCGAAGGCGGCGATGCTTACCGTGTACCGCTCGCCAATGTCGATCTTGCTGCGGCTGGACTCACAGAACTTGACCGCAAGACCGCTATCGCTCAGCGTCTAATCAACTCAGGTTTCGAACCTGCCGCCGTGTTGAAAGCAATCGACATCGATCCGATCGCGCACACAGGTGTCGCACCGGTCTTGTTGCAACAAGTCACCGAACCAGCACCAACCTACGATGTGAACCAGCGTGATGTGAATGTGACAATGCCTGAGGTTGTCGTGAATGTTCCACCGGCGAATGTGAATGTTGCACCACCAGTCATCAATGTTCCTGAAACTGTTGTGCGTGTGAATGTTCCTGAGAACAAGCCGACTGTGCGAACTGTTGAGCGTGACGCCGAAGGTAGAATCTTGACAATCACCGAAAGGGTTGAGGAATAATGGCGCACGGTTTATCTGCTTATCTTTGCAACGCTTGGCTGGATGCGCTTGCGAACAATACTTCTTATTCGGTCGCACAGGTGTACATCAAACTTCACACTGGTGATCCTGGTGCGTTAGGTACCGCTAACCCTGCAACTGAGACAACTCGTAAGGCTGCGTCGTTTGGTGCGGCATCCGCTGGTGCGATCAGCTCGGACGCCGATATCAGTTGGACGAATATCGCAGGTTCGCAAGACGCAACACACTTTACCGCTTGGGACAGTTTGACGGCAGGTAACTTCTTGTTCTCCGGCTCGATCACCGCGAACCCGTACACGGCTGGTGACACCTACACAATCTCGTCAGGCAATCTGTCTGCATCTCTAACTGTCGCTAGTTAGTACCGCGATGGCGGTCAAAAGATTCCTGCTTGACAGGCAAGCAACACTGAACGACACGACAACGGGTCTTGATGGTGGTCTTGCGTTCATACTTGACACAAGTCAACTAGACGGCGCACAAGTTCTTGACGGCGCAGAGTTCTTAACAACTGCGACTGGCACAGCGACACTCGGCGCAATGTCGGCAAGCGCAACATCGACTGTCACACACTTCGCTTCCGCATCGGCTTCTCTCGGTGAACTGATTGCTGAAGTTGCAGAAGTAATCGTCACGACTTCGGCAACCGCCGAAGCACAACTCGGCGGACTTGCCAGTTCGGCGACTGCAACTGTCGTGCTACCTGCGAGCGCATCAGCGAACCTCGGCGGACTTGCCAGTTCGGCGACTGCAACTGTCGTGCTACCTGCGAGCGCATCAGCGAACCTCGGCGGTCTTGTTGCTTCGGCGATCACCGCAGTCGAACAAAATGCGATCGCCACAGCCAATCTCGGCGGACTTGCTGCGACCGCTGACGCAACCGACACACCACCAGAACCGACACCAGAACCGACACCTGTCGGCGGTCGACAATATGCCGCACCACGACGACGCAAGAAAATCGAACCTGAACCAGTTGTCGAACCTGTCATCATTGAACCGAAACGACGCTATGCAGTAACCTCCGCAAAGTTTGGTGGCATGAACGCTCGAGCAGAATCCACCATCACATTCAGCATTCTTGACGATGACGCTGAAGTATTATTGTTGGTCTGATGCCTTACTTCATTACAGACAAATCACCAGACTGTTCTGGATGGGCCACCATCAAAGAAGATGGCGAAGTAATCGGCTGTCACACAACAAAACAAGATGCGATTGACCAGATGGTTGCGGTGTCTATCGCCGAGGACATGGAACCAGGTGGCGAACGCGCACCGGCACCACCGAAGGATCAGATCACAGGTAGCGACAAGAATCCTGCTGGGTCGGCGGCAGGTAAGCAAGGCGGGATAGAAATCAACGAGGCAACCGAGACGGCGTTGCGAAACAAAGTGACCGATCACAACGAGAAGATGGATGCAGAGAATCGTCCTGTTTGGACTCGTGTCACGCTCGGTGTGTTGAAGTCTGTGTATCGTCGTGGTGCTGGTGCATATTCGACTTCGCATCGTCCTGGTATTGGTCGTGCGCAATGGGCGATGGCTCGAGTGAATGCGTTCATGTATTTGAGTCGTGTTGGCCGTCCAGAGAATCCTGCCTACATCACGGACAACGATCTGTTGCATGTTGATCATCCGAAGTATTCGGCGGCTGACCGTGCGCTACCAGACAACTATCGTCCTGCGTTGTCGCCTGATGTTCCCGATGGTCGTGCTTGCGGGAACTGTTACTTCTACGACGAAACAAATGTCCAAGGAGAAGGAGACAACCTCAAGGCATATTGTGAGAAATGGGATGAGTATGTTGACGGCGGGTTCTATTGCAACGCATGGCAACCAGACGAAGACCCAGAAGAAATGGTTCGCCAGGTATCTCTTGAGATACCTGTCTACATTCGCAGCGCGGCAAGAAAAGGATTGGACTACTACGGTCAAGGTCTCGCGGGTGAAGGGCTGGTCGATAGAACCGTTCGTGAGGCACGAGACATGGCGAGAGGCGACATCACGGAAGACAAAGTGATCCGTGCTAACGCTTGGGCGCAACGCCATGCCGTGGATCTGGAAGCACCAAAGAACTCAAACGCGAGCAACGACCAGTTCCCTGGTGCTGGTGCTGTAGCACACTATCTGTGGGGCATTAACCCGTTGAACCCGCAACCGGCACGAGACTGGTTCGAACGCAAAGCGAACGCAATCAAAGACGAACGAGGATTGTTCAACTTCCATCGCGCTAAGAGTGAATACTTTGCTAACATTCCTGGCATGGAAGACAACAAAGTCGAGATGCGTCGCGTTAATGTCAACGAGTTTGAATTGCGCGCAGGTCCGACAGGCGACGGCATGTCGTTCACAGGTTACGCAGCGGTCTTCAACTCAGACTCCGAACCATTGCCGTTCATTGAGCGAATCGCACCAGGTGCATTCCGCAAATCGTTGAAAGGTCGCAACACGATCAAGATGTACATGAACCACGACTCTTCTATGTTGCTTGCTTCGACACGGTCAAAGACTTTGCGACTTGAAGAAGATTCAAAAGGTTTATTGGTGAACGCCGATCTGCCAGACACAACCGTCGGCCGTGACCTAAGCGTTCTCATGCAACGCGGCGATGTTGACTCGATGTCGTTCGGCTTCTCGGTTCCAGCAGGCGGAGACAGTTGGTCAGATGATGGCATGACCCGCGAACTACGCAATGTCCGTTTGCATGAAGTGTCGGTCGTGACTGGCTTCCCTGCCTACAAGGCAACCTCGGCCACTGTTAGATCGTTGGACATTCTTGCCAAGCGCACAGGTATCGATGCCGACAAACTCGCCGAAGCGATCACAATACTCGAAGCCGGTGGCACATTGAGCGATGACGCAGCGGATCTTCTGTCCGAGACGGTCGGCAAACTTCGTGCCGAACCAGCCAAAGTTCCTCACACGGTGAACTTGTTGGCGAAAAAACTTGAACTGTTGAAAAACATATAGACCATCGTCTATAATTCAGTCTGTCGGTAAGCGTCCCGCTACGGCTAGAGATTGGTCCGCGTCCCGCGCCATCGGAATACAACTTCCTGCGCACAACCAATCAACAACCAATTATGGAGAAATCATGAAACAATTTATCGAACAACAAATGGCACAACGCGCAATAGCGTGGGAAGCCGCAAAGAAGATTCTTGATGTCGCAACCGCTGAGAAGCGTGACTTGTCAGCAGAAGAGACACAGACATATGAGCGCATCAGCAAAGAACTTGATGAGCGCACAGCAACGATCGAGAAGCTCCGCGCCGATGAGGCCCGTGAACTTCGTTTGGATGCAGCAACACGCGAGTTCGCAGACCAGGTTCGTCCTGTCGCTGACGCACCACGCGGTGTTCGTTCAGATGCAGAAGTTATCCGCTCGATGGCAAAAGGCGAACTTCGTTCGTACTCGTTTGAAAAGCGTGATGTCGTAAAGACTTCGACTGGTTCACCAGTTCCAACATCGTTCTACGATCAAGTCATCATGCTTGCTCGTCATGTTGGTCCAATGCTCCAGACTTCAACAGTCTTGAACACAGCATCAGGCGAAAACCTTCAGATTCCATCGCTTGCTCAGTATTCAACTGCAGCAATCACTGGTGAAGGCACAGCAATCGCTGAATCCGATCCAATCTTCAACTCGTTCATCACCTTGGGTGCCTACAAGTACTCATTCCTCGTACAACTCTCAACAGAGTTGATCGAAGATGCAGGTGTTGACATCTTGTCATTCTTGGCAGATCAGGTCGGCAACGAACTTGGCTTCCGAGTTAACGCAGCATTGACAACTGGTTCAGGCACAAACCAACCAAAAGGTATCGTCACAGCAGCCGCTGCCGGCGTAACTGGCGGAACGGGTGTGTCGGGTGCTTTCACAGCAGACAACTTGATCAGCTTGGTCTACTCGGTAGACACAGCGGGTCGTCGTTTGGCTGGTTCAGGCTTCCAGATGAACTCGTCTTCAATCGCGAAGATGCGCTCGTTGAAGGACACAGCAGGCAACTATGTGTTCTCACCAGCACTCAACGCCGATGCACAAGACTTGCTTCTTGGATACCCAGTATTCGAGAACCCAGCAATGGCAGACACAGCAACTAACGCGAAGTCGGTAATCTTCGGACATCTTCCTTCGTACTATGTTCGTCAAGTTGGCGGCATCAAGTTGGATCGAAGCGATGACTACGCATTCAATGCGGGCTTAGTGACCTTCAGGGCCACCATGCGGGTTGACGGAAATCTTCCAGTCAGTTCACATGTCAAATACCTCATCGGTGGAACTGCTTAATAGTTCTCTGAGATAAGACATGGCAGTCCGCAAGGACTGTGACTAGGATTAAGCCTCGGCAGGGTCGTGCAGGACCTGCCGAGGCTTTTTCTATTTTCTGCTCTGCACTAAACTTAGGAGGATCATGTGGGAAAAAGTAATCGTCAAAGGCGTTCCGGTGGAGATGCCAGGATATTTAGCGGAGCGTTTGCTCCGAGCGGGCGTAGCGCACTTGTTGGAAACATCCGACCTACCAATCCCGACCGACTCAGAATCCTCTGGTATAGCAACGCACCTTGGGCTGCCACAGGATACGGACAGCAAACCGCGCAAGCCATCCAAAGGCTCGCGAAAGAAGGCCACCAAATAGCAGTCCACGCGATGTACGGACTCGCTGGTTCGGCATCGACTTGGAATGGTTTCAAAATATATCCGCAAGGATTATTCGCATACTCCGACGATGTCGTTGTCGCGCACACAATGGAATGGGCGAACCAAGATCTATCCACACCGACATTGATGATGACATTGTTCGATGTGTGGGTGTTGAAATCTGAATCGTTGAAAGAATGGAAGAACATTGCGTCGTGGGTTCCGATTGATCATCAGCCGACGCCGCCAGATGTATTGGCTTGGTGTGCGCGTGACAATGTCAAACCGATCGCGATGTCAAAGTTCGGTTCACGAATGTTGGACATTGCAGGTGTCGAGCATCTGTATGTTCCTCACGCAATCGAATCTGTGTTTCAACCAACCGAGTCGATCACTTTGGCGAACGGCACCAAGATGACTGGTCGAGAGTTCATGGGTTGGGAAGAAGACAGATTCGTGATCTCGATGGTTGCAACAAACAAAGGTGCGCAACCTGCTCGTAAGGCTTGGGCTGAAAACATTCTCGCCTATTCGATATTCGCCAAAGATCATCCCGATGCGGTGCTATATCTCTACACCGAACCGAATGGTGCGATGTCTGGTATTAACCTGATTCAACTATTGGATGCTTGCGGTGTTGCTCCAGACAAGTACAAGGTTGTCGATCAATACGCATACCGGCATGGCATGCCACAGAATGTGATGGCTGCGATGTATACGGCGTCCGATGTTCTGTTGGCCTGCTCGATGGGTGAAGGTTTCGGCATTCCAGTCATCGAAGCACAGGCTTGTGGTTGTCGTGTGATTGTCTCGAACTTCACGGCGCAACCTGAGCTGGTCGGTGACGGTTGGACGGTTGAGGGTCAGCCTTGGTGGGATGCGGCGCAACGATCATGGTTTTTCACACCTAATGTCCCTGACATCGTGAATGCCCTCAAAGCGGCCTATGACGCGCCTAGGAGCCGTTCTCAGGACGCCATCACCCATGCTCAAGGGTATGGAGCCGACACCGTATTTGAGACACATTGGAAGCCCGCTATGAAGGAGTTGTCCGCATGGTGCCGGTCGTAATAATCCCAGTCCTAAACCGATACGACCTACTTGAACGCTGCCTAGATTCACTTGACTTCCCTGTTGACAAGATCATCATCATCGACAACGGAGGCAAGATTGAAGAAGATTGTTTGGTGATGCCACGCCATAGTCGGCACGGCAAAACTTATATCTTGGACATGCCGAGCAATCTTGGTGTGGCGACATCTTGGAATCTTGGTATCAAGATGACACCGTTTGCATCGGGTTGGATTCTGCTCAACTCGGACGCCTGGTTCATGCCGAACAAACTTGAACAATTCTGGGAACAGTGTTACCCGAACGAGATACATCTGACAGGTTCACCAGAATGGGCTTGCGCATGGATTGGTTCGCATGTCGTGAAAGATGTCGGTCTGTTCTGCGAAGCATTCCATCCTGCCTATTTCGAAGACAACGATTATGAGCGTCGCGCTGTGCGTCTTGGCAAAACGATCCGCAAATCACAAGACATCATCATGCACGACAACTCATCGACACTTCTATCCGATGTCTCCTATCAGGCGAAGAACTCGGCAACATTCAACTCCAACCATGAACTGTTCAAATTGCGCAACGCACGACTTGACGCAGGTCAATGGGATCTGCAACGCCGACTAGACCTGAGTTGGGATTGATGAAAGTCTTTGACGGCGTTCTGTTCAACGGCGAAGCCGATATGCTCGAATGCCGGCTGTGGGAATTGGCTGACACAGTCAATCTGTTTGTCATCATTGAAGGTGACAAGTCGTTCACTGGTGAACCAAAGGTTCGTGAGAGTCGTGAACGGTTTCAGCCATGGGCGCACAAGATTCATTGGGTTGACTTCACGACACCTGTCAATCCTGATCCGTGGATAGTTGAACAAACTACACGCAACTTTTTGTTCCATACCTTCAACGAATTGGCGGTGCAGGATACTGATGTCGTGACAGTTTGTGATGTCGACGAGATATGGTCGCCTTCGATGCTTGAACGGTTTTGTCATGGTTGGCATTCGGTAATCATGCGTCATCTTGTGTACAGCGTCCATTGGGAAGGGCCGATGGAGTTGACTTGTGTTGCTGGTCCGTGGGGTCAACGCACTAGCACCGCTAACAAGATGAGACAGGTTGACCGCTATACGATGCCAAAGTTGATTGGTGGTTGGCATCTTGGATGGATGGGTGGAGTGGATCGGTGCGTGAAGAAGTTGCGTCAATTCAGTCATCAAGAATTGAATGTCGGCGATATTGAGTCGAAGATGCGTGACTGTTTGCGTGACGGCATATTTGTGGAGGGTACAAGATTGAATGAAATTGAGGTTGCTGCGGATTGGCCGAAGTGGGTTGTCGCCGGTAAGCATCCTGACAGTTGGCGGTTTCGACGGTGAAGCCGTATGTGATTTGGTCGCCTGATTATCGGCGTGTTTCTGGTGGGATTCGAGTGTTGTATTTGCTCGGCAAGTTGTTGCGTGATCGCGGATTACAAGCCGAGATGAGAATGACTCATGGTCCGTTTGTTGACAATCCGTGGTCGGTGCCTGAGTGTGTTGAGGTTCCTGATGATGCGATTCATGTTTATCCTGAGATTGTTGAAGGCAATCCTTCGGGTTCGAATCGTGTCGTGTGGTGGTTGTTGAATCACGCAACGAAAGATGGGTTCCAGTTTGTTTGGCATCCGAACATCAACGAAAGTCCTGTGCTGAATGTGCCTTATCTGGAACCTGACATATTCCATCCTGGTGTTGGTGAGCGGTCTGGTGTGTTGGTTTGGATTGGTAAAGGTCAGATGGGTCATGTGCCTGATGGTGCAAAGTTGATATCTCATAACTGGCCGTCTACACGCAAAGAACTTGCTGAAGCGTTGCGGTCGGCTGAATATCTGATCTCGTTCGATGCGTACACTGCGCTTGTGCATGAGGCAACTTTGTGCGGCTGTCCAGTTGTCATCATCGAGAACGATGGCTGGGATCTATCGCATCTGACTGCTGGACCGATGAAGATATTTGGTGCCGTGAACTGTGCATCAAAAGTTAATGAAGCAAAAGCCGAAGTCGGCAAGTCGTATCAGGCTTATCTTGATTACTTTCCGACTATGGCCGAGCAGTTAGATTTGTTCATTGAGCAGACTCAGGCTTTGTGATAACTGTTGTCGGGTTTGCGTGGGGTACCGCATACAAAGATGAAGTGCAAGGTTGGTGGGATTCTGTACAGGCTTTGAACCCACCGGCTGACGATGTCGTGATTGCTTATCATCCTGACGATGATTGCGGTGTGAAGGATTTGCCTTGTCGTTTGGTTGAGTGTCGCACTCGACGGGTTGATGCGATGTATCATGCAGCGATCGCAACAATCAAAGAAGGTTGGATTGCTGGTTGCGGTATGGATGACAGGTTCTATCCTGATGCGTTCGCTTGTATGCCACCGAACATTGATGACATCGCTGATGTGGTTGCGAACACTTTGCGGTTCATGTCGCATGGCGGTGTGAACCCGTCCGCACCTGAACGAATGGGTGTTGACAGATTCCACAATCATGTGATGGGAACCTCTTGGTTCACGAAAGACATCTGGGATAGGACTGGCGGATACCCAAATGTTTACTGGTCAGATTGGGCATTCTGGTGGAAGTGTTGGGTGCATGGTGCGAGATGGTTTAAGCCTGAAGGTGTGCAAATGTTGGTGAACGATATTCGGACGAACCGTATCTCGTCGGATTCGCATGTTGATGCAGATCTTGAGATGCACAAGTTTGTTGCCGAGTACACTCGACCTGACTCTGAAGTAAGATAAAGGAACTATGGCTATCACCAACGGCTATGCCACACGCAACCAGATCAAGGCTGCTCTTCGTATCGGCACAGCCGACACACAAGATGACGAACTCATAGACAACTGCGCCGGTGCAGCCAGTCGGCTCATTGATGGTTATGCAAACAGACAGTTCTGGGCATACGGTTCGGCAACGACACGAGTGTTCACCGCAGGCAACGAATATGTTTGCGAGATTGACGACATCTCCTCGACATCATTGACTCTCAAAACTTCAACACTTGCTGACGGCGTATTCGATGTGACATGGACAACCAGCGACTACCAGTTGGAACCAACGAACGGAATCTTGGATGGATTGACAGTTCCTTACACACGCATCCGTGCAGTCGGCGACTATCTGTTCCCAACCTTGAACGCAAACTATGGCTCGGAAGCATTGGTGCAACTGACCGCAGTCTATGGTTGGCCATCTGTGCCTGAGCCGATCACACAAGCGGTGATCATTCAGGCGTCAAGAATCTTCAAGCGTTACGATTCACCGCTCGGCGTTGCCGGCTTCGGAGACTTGGGTGCGATACGAGTGACACGCGCACTCGACCCAGATGTCGCACAACTTGTCGAGCCATATCGCCGAATGCGAATGTTCGCATGACCGCAACAGTCACCGAACTCAAAACAGGTTTACAAACCCGTCTCGCAACAATCACAAACCTTCGCGCCTACGCACAACAACCCGACCAAGTAAATCCTTCGCTCGGCGGTATCGCATGGCCGACCTTAGAGTCGATCACCTATCACGGTGCGATGCGGGCAGGTCTAGTCACACATGTATTCACGGTCAGTGTGATCGTCGGCCGTGCAGCTGAACGCACAGCACAAAACCTGATGGACAGTTACCTGTCTTATGACAACGGGATTCGCGCAGCAATCGAAGCCGACACCACGCTGGGTGGATACGCGCAAACACTCATCGTCGAAGAGGCATCCAACATCTCAACCGTGGACGCCAACGATACGACCTATCTGACGGTCGACTTCCGTGTCGTGGTGTATGCTTAGGCTATGGCAAAGTATCAGGTGGTCGAAGGCTTCACCGTTCTAGACAAACAATATCCAGCCACTATTGATGGCGAAGATGTTGATCATCTAGACTCTCTACTGCAATCGGGTCGCATTGTTCCGGTAGCGGATAAATCAACCTCGAAAGCCGACAAGGCAGGAGATAAATAATCATGGCAAAGTTAGTTCTCACAAACACTTCAGTCACTCTCAACGGTACAAACATCTCAGACAATGTCGCCGCTGTAACAATCAGCACTTCGGCAGCAGAGGTACCAACAACTTCGTTCGGGTCTGGTGGCGCAGTAACTCGCGTGTCAGGTTTGATCGACAACTCTGTGACACTCTCGTTGCACAACGACTACAACGCCATTGACGGACTCATCATGCCATTGATCGGCTCGACTGCTGTCACGATGGTTGTCAAAGCAGGAACAGCCGCAGTCAGCACCGCTAACCCGAGCTATACCTTCTCAGTGCTTTGTACAGAGTTTACACCAGTGAATGGCGCGGTGGGCGAGTTGAACACAGCCGATGTAACTTGGCCAATCAGCGGAACGATCACCAAGGCAACTGCTTAATTCTTAACAAAACAATCAGGAGGTAAGAATGAAAATCAATCTAGAAGTCACCGCACTCGATGGCGGCGTCAGCAAATGCACGGCACAGTTCGCAGACTTCATCGCCTTCGAAGGCGAAAAGAATCGTTCTGTCGCAAACTTCCAAACAGAACTACGCCTCACCGATCTTGCCTGGTTGGCGTGGCATGCAGAGAAGCGCACAAAGAAGACCGCGTTGAAGTTCGAGGAATGGATTGAGACAGTTGAGAGTGTGGAGGTTGGAACCGATTCTGCGGTGATCGTCCCTTTGGAGAATCATCAGCCCACTGGCTGATCGCATACCTCGCCTGCGAGACACATATCGCACCATCGGTGCTACTACAAGAATCACCTAGAATGCTGTACACGATGCTCGGCTATCTGCGCTGGAAGAGTGTCAAAATGAATCCGAACCAAAGGATCTAATGATGGCGTCTCAGCGTTCCCAAACTTGCCAGGCGACACAGGTGGGACTCTCGGTCGTGCCGGTACCGCAGCAGTCGCAGGCAACACAGTCGTAGTCAAAGACTTGTTTGAGACTCTGCGGAAGTTCCAAAAGGCAAGCCCAGAGTTCAACAAAGAGATGCGCAAAGTCGCCTACACAATCGCTCGAGACATAGAAGCAAAAGTTCGTATCGAAGCAGGATCAATCAGTCGAGCTAGTCAAGCGATACAAGTTGCCAAAGGGTTACGCGCAAGTAACGACCGTATCCCGACAATCAAGTTGCGTGACAAAGAAGCGTTTGTGTCAAAGTCTCGTCCGAATAGTAAACGCAGAATCAAAGTAACTCGCGGAGATGTCTTCTTCGGTGCCGAGTTTGGTGGCGGTGTCAGACGAACCACACTTCAATTCCTTCGACATCGAGGTCAATCTGGCTACTTCTTCTGGCCGACCGTCCGCAAGCAAAAGAACGAAATTGCCAGAGAATACCTAGAAGGCATAGATCGCGTGGTCAAACAACTAGGTATCGGCTGATACTTGCATTCGGCTCAGGATTCGCTATCCTGAACTTAGGAGGTTCTGCACAATGTTTGAAGTCGTCGGGTTCCCATCGGTCAAATCTGTCTACCCAAAGACCATCGCTACATTTTGGATGGACTTTGCAGCGATGCTCGGCAACCACCAGGAACGAGCAAACAAGTCCGATGGTTCGCTGTACTCGCCAGTCACTTATCGTGAGTACACGACTAGAGGCAATCGCAATGTGCAACACATCTGGGCGTTGGTCGCCGACCTTGACGGTGAAGCATTCGAGCAAGCTGATCTCGGATCGTATATACACTTCGCCTACACAACCTGGTCACATCGCGAAGACAATCCTCACTGGCACATCGTCATCCCATTCGAGCAGGCTGTGCCGGTACAGAATTGGGAAGAAGTTTGGTATGAGACACATGAGCGTCTCCGTCTCAAAGGCGACCCAGCAACCAAAGACCCAGCGCGTATCTTCTACCTGCCACAGCACGAAGCTGGTCAACCATTCCGCACACATCATTCAGGTTGGCGATTCCTTGACCCGACCATCACCGATATCGCTGCACCGACACGCACCTTCTCCACACCAAACATCCGCACAACTCGTCAGCCTCGTCGCGGTAATCCGATGCGCTGTGTTCTTGACCCGAAGTGGTGGGATGCGCCAGTCGACTTATCAAAATACGATGGCATGACACAACAAGAGATTCATCGTGATATGCAACGCGAGTGGTTTGAACTGCGTAAACGGATGCTCGCTAACTGAGTAGAATTGCGTTTACCATGGCAGGTGAGCGCACATTCCTCGTTAGAATCCTCGGCAACTCCGATAGTGCTATCACGGCATTCAAGAAACTTGGCAAAGAAGGTTCAGACGCACTCGGACAAGTCTTCGATGTCGCTAAGAAAGGTGCGCTCATTGCGACGGCTGCGGCGGGTGCTATCGCAGGTGCAGCATTCAGCGCAGTCAAAGCAGCCACAGAAGACCAAGAAAGTCAAAAGAAACTTGCCGACCAGTTGCGTCGCACAATGGAAGCCACCGACGAACAGATCGCATCGGTCGAGCAATATATATCCAAACAACAAATGCTGGTTGGAGTCGCCGACGATCAACTTCGTCCGGCCTTGGCGAACCTCGCCAGAGCAACAGGTGACATCACCTTCGCTCAAAAGAATCTAGGACTTGCACTAGATATCTCCGCCGCTACCGGCATCGAATTAGAGACAGTCTCGCTTGCCTTGGGCAAAGCATTCAATGGCAACATCGGTGCGCTCACAAAGTTGGGTGTTCCGATTGATGAGAATGTTAAGAAGTCGAAAGACTTGAGTTCGGTTGTCGAAACTCTAAACAATCAATTCGGTGGTGCAGCGTCTGCCGCAGCAGACACATTCGCTGGTCGCCTGAACATATTGAAACTTTCAATCGGTGAAGCTTGGGAAGGTATCGGCTATGCGTTGCTTCCTATCGCCGAGAAACTTGTCGCGTTCATTCAAAAGAATGTCGTGCCAGTCATCCAGGCATTCGCTGATGAACTGTCAGGTGGTGGCAGTCTTCGAGATGCGTTACTTGCAGCGACGGCTCAGGCAGGTGACTTCGGACTCAAAGTAGTCGACATGGTTCAGACCGTCGTTGAAACAGTCGGTCAGATTGCCAATGTGTTCATCGATCTAGTGAAGCCAATCGTGCTTGCAGGCGGCGCAATCGTCTCGATGATCGCATTCGTAAGAGGTGGCAAAGATGCGTTCGATGATGTTGGTCTTGCAGTAAATAACTTTGTCGGCGGTCTTGAAGGAATGAAGACAAACACGGCGGTGACTGGTGCAGCATTCGATCGCTTCCGACAGGATGTTCTTGGTGTCGCAGCCGCAGCAACTGTCACTCAAGAAGAACTACGAAACTTGGATCAAATACAACGCGGCATGGCAGTCGGCGGACCTGTACAAAAGTTTATTGGTCCAATGCTTGCCGGATATGGTTCGCTTGCAGGCAAGACAAAAACGGCTGCCGAACTGCAAGCCGAATACAACAAGAAACTTGCAGAACTTCAAACCACAGGCGGTGGTGCAGCCAAAACTATTGAGACCGCCAAACAAAAGTTTGAGAAGTACACCGATGCGTTGAAGTCTTCGACATCCGCACAGAAGGCATTCAACAATGCTCAGAAGGGTAGTGCGCTTGCAGCCGACAATTTGAAAGCCGCACAAGATGATGTCGCTGCCAAACAAAAGGCATTGAACGATGCGGTCAATGGGTTCGGTGCAGATTCAGATCAAGCCAAGAAGGCTCAGCGAGAACTGTCGGCGGCTCAACGCAATGTTGCACAGGCTGGGTTCCGTGTAGAAGAAGCGGTGTTCGCGGTCGCTGATGCCGAGAAGGCATTGGCTGAACTTCGAGCTGATCCGACATCGAGTGCGCAAGCAATCCGCCAGGCAGAGATTGACTTGGCACAAGCAAAGTTGAATGTTGCTGATGCGAGCGATTCGGAGTTTGAAGCAACCAATCGATTGAAAGATGCACAACTTGTTTTGAATGAGGCAGTGAGCGGTGCAATTATCGGTTCGGATACTTACAACAAACTTCTTGACGCGGTCAATGACGCAAAGAAAAAAGAGAAAGATGCTTCGGATCGTTTGACCGATGCGGTCGAGCGCGAGACAGAAGCCTATGAGAATCTTGCCGAAGCGATCAAAAAGGTTGCTGATGCCGCGGCAACTATGCCGAACCGAACTGGTTTGACGATCCCGACTTTGCCGACTGTACCGACACCGACGACAACGACTGGTGCTGGTACTTCGACTGGTGGTGCCGGCACGAACATTACGATCAATACGGGTCTTGGCACGAACGGTATTGAGGCTGGTCGGCAGATTGTGGAAGTGTTGCAGTCATATTCGCGGATCGCTGGTAACAACTTCCTTGAGTTCGCGGTTGCTTAACTATGCCAAAGACACTGAAGTGGGGACAGGCATACTCGGTTCTACTGGATGTCGGTGCGGTCGCTGACGCATTCACACTTGACTCATCAACACTTGACGGCACAGACACGCTTGATGGTTCAACTGACTTCGTGGACGCAACCGAGTATGTGTTGGCGGTCGGGATACAGCGTGGCCGTGGAAGTCAAACCGATCAATTTCAACCTGGCACCTGTCGCATCTTGGCTGATGACCGTGCATCAGGCCGACTGTTTGACCCAGCGAACACCGCATCGACATGGTATGAAGGCTCGTTCGATCTGGCACCGAGACGGGCTGTAAAGGTTCTTGCCGGCACAGCCGAACTGTTCGTCGGTGCGATCACCGACCTTGACATCTCTTACGAGATGCCGAACCTGTCGTTTGCATCAATCACCGCAGCAGACGGACTTTACGAACTTTCACGCACAGCACTCACAGCATTCAACCCGTCATCGCAACTCACTTCGGCTCGAGTGTCAGCGATCTTGGATCGACCAGAGGTCGCGTACTCGACGGCGTTGCGTGACATCTCAACGGGTGTCGCGACCTGTGGCACGGTCGCCTATGCCGACAACACGAACACGCTGTCGGCGTTGCAGGCTGTCGCGATCGCCGAAGACGGTCGAATCTTTGCAGACCGACAAAACCAGATCGTGTTCGATCCGCGTATTGACTTCACATTCTCTACCGCGATCGCAACCTTCGGCGGCACGGCCATCAATGCGATACCGATCTTGGCGATCGGTGTCGCATACGGTCAAGAAACATTGTTCAACCGTGTGCAGATAGATGTCGATGGTGGCACCGCCGCACAAGTTGTTTCGGATGCGACCAGCCAAGGCAAGTACGGTGTGCAGACCTTGTCGTTCTCGAATGTTCCGCTGGACACTTTGGCGGCAGGATCAGCCTTGGCACAAAACCTACTGGACAAATACAAGGAACCAAAGATTCGATTTAACGAGATATCAACCAGCCTGAACGCTTGCGGTTCGGCACTCTGGCCGACCGTACTCACACTCGATGTCGGGTCGGTAATTTCGGTTTCGAAACAATACGACCAAGGTCTACCCGCTATCCGCACCGAGTCAGTGTTCATCGAATCCGTTGCGCACGACATCACACCATCCGACCATCGGATAAGATTCGGTCTAGGTCAGGCACAACTCTTGACCGCATTCATACTTGATCAGTCACAACTTGACGATGTGACTGTTGGACTAGGATAGGAGAATTATGACAGCAAGACAGAGCTTCTCTAGCGGCCAGACATTCACTTCGGCGCAGGCTAACGCACTCGCCGAAGCCACAGTCGCAGTCAATGCACAAAGTACTGCAACCTCATACACACTCGCATTGACCGACGCCGGCAAATTAATCACATTCACAGGTGCAGCCGCGACAGTAACCATTCCAACCAATGCGACAGTTGCTCTGGCTGTCGGCGATCAAATAAATATCGCTCAACTTGGCACAGCACAAGTGACAATCGGTACAGCATCAGGTGTCACACTTGTTTCTGCTGGATCAAAAACAAAAACGAATGGTCAATATGCGGTCGTCACTGTCGTGCAGTACACGGCAAACAGTTGGCTTCTGCTCGGCAATACCTCAACCTGAGCCATGCAAATACTTGCAGGAATAGTTCCAGGTCCAAGCCCAATAACAGTTGATTTTCTTGTTGTCGCTGGTGGTGGTGGTGGCGGTTATAACGCTGCTGGTGGTGGCGGTGCTGGTGGACTTCGTTCAAGCGTTACCGCAACTGGTGGCGGTGCTTCTAACGAATCCCAACTATCACTTTTGTCGTTAACAAATTACACGGTGACTGTCGGCGGTGGAGGTAGTGGTGGTATTGCTGCTGCAGCAGCTAACGGTTCTGATTCTGTGTTTTCAACAATTACTTCGACTGGTGGCGGTCGTGGTGGAACAGGTGGTGGCGCAGGATCAAATGGTGGCTCTGGTGGTGGCGCAGGTCGTGACTCGTTTAGTCCTGGAACAGGAACAGCCGCACAGGGTTTTGCAGGCGGGAACGGTAACTCCAATGGATATACAGGTCCAGGTGGTTCAGGTGGTGGTGGTGGTGCATCTGCGGTTGGTGCTGCTGGAACTTCGACAAGAAATGGTGGTAATGGCGCATCAAACAACATCACTGGTTCATCGGTGACTTACGCCGGCGGCGGTGGTGGCGGCACAAACGACACTTATGGCAGTCCGGGTGCTGGCGGTTCAGGTGGTGGTGGTGCTGGTGCGACTACTGGTAATGGTGTTGCAGGCACAGCAAATAGTGGTGGCGGTGGCGGCGGTGCAGGTCAAACAGCAGGTGGCGCGGCAGCAGGCAATGGTGGAAACGGTGGTAGCGGTATAGTCGTTTTGCGTTATTCAGATTCTTTGAAAATATCGTTTGGTGCAGGCGTAACAGGCACAGAATCAGCGGCGTCTGGCGGATACAAACGGGCGACGATTACTGCGGCGACCGCAGGCACTGTGAGTTGGTCATAATGGCACACTATGCGTGGATCAATTCAGACAACATCGTAATTCAAGTTTCGGTTGGCGTTGACGAAACAGAAATACATAACGGTGTCGGTGGTTCAACTGAAGCGTGGGAACAGTTTTACACACAAGCAATCAACCAAGAAGGTGTGTATGTGAAACGCACTTCATATAATGCGGTTAAAAACGGCTACCGCAAACACTATGCAGCGATTGGATACACATACGATGAGGTTCGCGACGAGTTCGTTACACCGCAACCACATCCTTCGTGGACTCTTGATAGCAATAATGATTGGCAACCGCCAACACCGATGCCTTTGACTGGTGGACCATATAGGTGGAGTGAAGAAGATCTTGAGTGGGTCGCCATCTAACTAGGTGGCTCATTCCGCTACCAGCAATCGTTCTGTCATTCTGGCCGACAATCGTTCGCGCCGAAGCACAACCAGGTTTGAACGCTGTCGGATATGCGGTCACTTCGATACCACCAACACGCACAGATGATCTGTACACGGTTTGCCACAGCGAAATAGAAAACAACATCAACCGCAACTTCAACGGTGAACCATTCGGAGCTTGCCCGAACGACTGGTTCATGGTTCACTACACAGGCTTCATCGAGATACCAGCAAACAACACGATCAGGTTCATGGTCGCAGCCGATGACGGTGGCACGGTCAAGATCGGGTTGACAGAGTTCGGCACTTGGAACGACAAAGGCTGTTCGTGGTCGGCGCAAACAACTGATTCATTTCCTGCCGGCTCATATCCGCTTGACGGTTGGTTCTATGAAAACGGTGGCGGAACTTGCTATATGTTGGCTTGGAACATCAACAACACAGGCTGGGCGATAGTCCCAGATTCCGCGTTCACTCAAGCAGCGGTCGCAACCACTACTACTACTTCGTCAACCACCACTACTTCGTCAACCAGTACATCAACCACAACAACCACACCAACCACATCGACGACAGTTGCAGAATCAACAACCACGAGTTCAACTTCTTCTTCCACGACTTCAACATCTACAACACTCCTTCCCACAACAACGACCACAACCACACAACCAATTCAGACAAGCACAACCACATCAACGACAAGTACCACGACAACGACGACCACAACTGTCGCACCAGCTCCGACAACAACGCAAACACCCTACACGCCTCCTCAAACGACGACTAGTAGTTCGTCAACTTCTTTACCAGAGCAATCCACAACGACCACAAGCGTTTTGCCTGAACCCGAAACCACAGTTGAAGAAACATCGACTACAACCTATCTGCCCGATCCTGATCCCACTGTGCCTGAATCTCTTCCAATTCAGTCTTCCGTGCCTCTAACTCTGCCCGTCGAAACAACACCGCCAACATCACAGCCGTCGCCAGAAACAAGTATCCAAGAAACATCATCAACAACAGGATTGAGTTCATCAACCACCACGATACCCGAATCAGGCGAATCAATCAGCGACATAAAGGTCGCAGAGATTCTGACCGAATTGAAGACTGCGGCACCGGCACAGATAGTCGCAGCCATCGAGCAAGTTCTTGCGAGCAACATTACAAGCGATCAGGCGGTGAGTATCGCTTCGAGTCCTGAAGTGTTAGCGGCGATAACCGAACAGCAAGCGGAAGCGATATTCGAGCAGATCGTTGTAGAAGAACTGACCGCCGAAGTGGCCGAAGAACTAGTCCAGGTACTTAACGAAGCACCAACAAAAGTCAAGAAAGCGTTCCAAGAAACCATCAATGTGTTCGCAGGCGTCTTCGATTCATTCCAGATGGTCGGCCAAACCATTCCTGTCGGCGAGCGTAGAACTTTGGTCGCCGTATCAAATACACTTGTGGCGGTAGGAGCAAGCCTGCGCAGAAGAGAAACCAAGTGATATCCAAACTTCGAGACGAACTGTTTGCCTTAGGGTTTACCCTCGGCGCATCCGCAATCACCATAATGACCTTGTCTGGCACAGTCCAGAATTGGGCGTTGTTCTTCACATTCTTGTCGCTAGCACTACACTTGGCAGGAGTATTAACGAAGGACGGAGAAGATCATGGTGCCAGAAGTGAAGATTAAACAGAACCCGACAATCGCAAAGTTCTTGGACCTCGGTCAAAGACTTGTCTCATTGTTTCTTGCCAACGCGCTACCAGCAATCACCACAGGTGCAGTCATCGGCATCTCGGTCGGTAAGGCTGCGATCATGGCTGGTGCGATGGCGGTTATCAAAGTTGTTTCGGCACTCGCTGAAGCATCAGTCGACGGAGAACTTGACAGCGAAGAAATCAAGCAAGCATTCTCTGGAGCGAAAAAGAAGTGAACGCCAAGAACTGGCCGATCGTAAAGGTTGACCTACCAGCAGACCTCAAAGGTGTGAAACCTGGTGAGGTGCCTGCGCATCTGTTGCGTGATGTCCAACCTGAAGGCAAACTTCATTGGCGGGCAGCCGACGCATATCATGCGATGCGAGCCAAAGCATTAGCCGACAACATCAAACCATTCAAACCAACATCGGCAGGCGACACCTACCGATCACTCGCACAACAAACCACGGTGTTCTTGCAGAGATATCAGAAGCAACCTATTGAAGGCGCATCGACCCGTACTTGGGAAGGTGTGAAGTGGTACAAGAAGTCACCGACATTGGCATCACTCGCCGCACCTGGCTCGTCCATGCATAATTTGGGCATCGCCGTTGATATTTGGAGCGCAAGCGGACCACGCTTCGAATGGATGCTCGCGAACGCACTTGACTTCGGCTTCTCATGGGAAGTGGTTCCAGAAGAACCCTGGCATCTGCGCTATACACAAGGCGACAATGTGCCACCAGCCGTACAAGCATGGCTCGACAGCAAGAAGGCCGTGTGACATGGACGCCGGACTTGCAACCGTTCTCGCCGCAGCAGTAGCAACCCTCGGCGGAATCATCATCGCCTTGATGCAACTCAAAGGATTCCGCGACGAAAACCGAGCCGACCACGCAGTCGTACAAAAGCGACTAGACAACCTGATCGATATGGTCGGCAAACAAGGCGCACGATTAACCAGCCATCTCGACTGGCATGTAACCAAGGAGCCAAGCGGAAGTCTGACAAAGACCAAGCAGGTTGCGACACGCAAGAAGAAGTGACGGTCGTACTCGTCACATGGCACGATGCACACAGCGGTGCCGAATCGTGGATCAACATCAAAGACCTCGACACCGACCCAGCCGAAGTTCAATCAGTCGGCTTCCTACTTGCCACAGGCGACGGAGGCAAACCCGACCATGTCACGCTCTACCAGTCACGCAACGAAGACTCCGTAGACCATGTTCTGCACATACCAGTCGGCATGGTAAAGAACATCAAAGTGTTGATGGATCTAGAAATAAAAACTGAAAACCGCTAAAGATAGCGGTCAAACCAGCCCATCGGCTAAGGTAGAACGGTGCGCTCCCCACTAGGGTTGATGTAGCACCGCAACCAAGTCACCTCCTTCTTGGTTGCGTCATTCCTGCACTTAACGAAAGGACCACGATGCGCATCTTGACCGCAATCCTGGCAACACTCACAAGTCTCACCATCAGCCTTGGCATAGCACAGGCAGCCTCAGCACCAGCACACTCCAGCGTCGCTGTAATCGCATTACAGCCTCTCTGGCAGGCAGACAGGCTCGACCCGATACAGCCGATCCGATACCGGCACGGCGACACCTCTTGGCTACCGTCGCTCGCCAAACAGGCAGGTTGGCCCGACCATGCCATCCCGAAATTGACACAGATCGTGCTACGCGAAAGCGGAGCTTGCCCAAACCGAAAAGGCGGCGACATCGTCGACAAAGACTGCAACATCACAGGCGTCTCCGAATGGAACCATCGCTCCGACACAGGCTTGTTGCAGATCAATGGCGTCAACTACGACCCATCAAGAAACAAGTGGGCTGCGGTCTGCCAAGAACTAAACATCTGCACACAAGACCCACTACTCGACCCACTCACCAACCTCAAAGCAGGACTCGTTCTATACAACCTGTCAGGCTTCGAGCCGTGGAATCCTTGCAACTGGAAGAAATGCAAATGACCTACCAAGGCGAACAACAATACAAATCATTCGCCGAATATAAACCCACCGAACTAGGCATGATGCGCAATCACGACTGGCAAACCGACCCACGACGATTCGCGTTCACATTCGCCAGATATAAATTCGTCTCCAAAATGTTCCAAAACTATGACCAAGTCCTAGAAGTCGGATGCGGCGACGCATTCTCCACACGTTTAATCCAACAAACCACCAAACAAGTCACAGTCATCGACTTCGACCCAATCTTCATCGCCGACATACAACGCCGACAGAACCCAACCTGGCCACTCACCGCCATTCAACACAACATTCTTGACCAGCCACTTGACAAACAGTTTGACGGAATCTTCAGCCTTGATGTCTTAGAACACATCGACCCAACTCAAGAACACAAGTTCTTGACAAACATCTGCAAATCGTTGAAACCGACCGGCACAACAATCATCGGAATGCCATCACTCGAATCACAAACCTACGCATCACCGCTCAGCAAAGAAGGACACATCAACTGCAAAACAGGCGACGACCTGCGCAACATCATGTACCAGTACTTCAACTCGGTGTTCATGTTCTCAATGAACGACGAAACATTGCACACAGGATTCATGCCAATGTCGCACTATCTCCTGGCTGTTTGTTGCCATAAGAAGGCTTAAATCAGCCCGATTAAGAGTATCCACCACATCTGTCCCATAATGTCCTATAACTGATATAGGCGAGTTACTAACTAAGGAGGACAAATGAAACCGCAAGAGAAAATCAAGTTCACATTGGCGTTCATATTCATGGGATGGATGATGTTGTTATTCATGCCACGAATACCGCAAGAAAGTCCGGCAAGCGGCGTAGAGATATTCATCTACGCAGTTGTCAACTTCTATGCAATGTTCTATGTGCGTCGCTGGATCAAAGAAATCAAGTGATGGGCGAGTACGGAATTGTTGATGTCTGGTCGGAGTCGAAGAATGTATTCGAACTGCTCCGACCAGAATGGCAACAGTACGGCACATGCCGTGGCGAAGGCACCGACATCTTCTTCCATGAAAGATATTTGCATGCGGTGCGTGAAGCGAAGAAACTTTGCGACATCTGCGTGGTGCGCCAAAGTTGTCTAGACTTTGCTATCAAGAACGATTGTGTCGGCGTGTGGGGCGGACTGACAACAGTCGAGCGACGCAACGAGATACGACGACGAAGG